CTGTTGCAGTAACAGTCTGCATAGTTGTTGTATCTGACATAGTACTCCTCTTATCAAATAGTTATAGTTCAACGGGTTCGATGTCACGAATTTTGATTTCTCCTTTTCGTATCATCTCGCCCAACCTTTGGGTGGCTAACTTTTCGTAGTCAACATTCTCAGTATCTACCGGAAATGGAGCATCAAACTCCACTACAATAGTATTCTGCGAAAAGTTATCTACGAAAGTAGCGCGAAATATTCTAGTATTTTTCATTTGCATAATTATTATTTATAGAGGACAAAAAATCTCCGATTTTTTGTCGAAGTCTATAAGGGTTATACTGACAAGGCGAGGGTACAAATCTAAGATTTGTACCGAGCGACTTACTGATTTGGTTATAAACTGCATTCCGGCATTTATACCTATCGGACAAAGCGAAGGTACGCCTCTCCCTGAGGCGTACGAGCTTAACTGACTCGGGTGAGCCGAAGGTACGCCCTGCCGTTAGGGCGTACGAGGCTAAGTCTATTTTATACATAACTAACTCCATATGTATGTGCGAAGGTACAAACCGCTGAAGGCATCCGACGGCACGACACGAAGTGTCGGTGCCCAAAGGATGGCCGGAAGCGCCGAGGAGATGTCTGTGGTCAAAGCGCAGCTTTGACCCTGCATCTCTGAGGCTTGGTTTGTACGAGCACACATCGAATAAGTTTTAAAAAATAAAAAAAACTAGGGCTGGGTTGTATTAGGGAGAAAAGACCAGCCCTAGTCGGGTAGGGAAATATATGAAAACCTACCACGAAGGTCGATAATAAACTTCTTTACCTTCTTCTAACCATTTCAAAGCTTTGTCACAAAACTCTAGATCTTGGTCTTTGTACTCTCGCATAGCTTCTTCTTGGAACTGGTGTCCCCAAAAGAAACCATCGTGACAAAAAGGTAATTGATTTGTTTTAACAAGGTCACGAATTATTTCTAAATCGGTTTTATCTAATTGCAATTCTGTGCAATTAAAGTCAGTTACTACTGAACCAATAGCTCCAGTAAGACCAGTGTACAAATTAGAACGCTCATCTTTATCTTCTGGAATATTAAGAGTGTCGCCTTTACAAACCATTTTAGCTAACTCTTCTCCAGAAGGTATAATTGTTCCTTCATGTTTTTTACAAAACCACATAGTCTGCATAAGATTATGTAATCTTGAATGTTTACGCCAGTAGAACTCATCTTGAAGCTCTTTATACTCTTCTTTGATAGGTACTACATTATCTTCTCTTTTTGGTTGAGGTTCGGCCCAACCAGCCATCATATCTAAACCCATAGGATTCTCCTTATATTTATAGTTAATGCGAGTCCTGAAGAGCATTTAGGCAGTTCAATGGAACGAGAACCGTTCGGCTCACTCTTTCAGGACTCGACTTGCTTATAACTGAGAGCCGAATTCTGTGCCTAGCTAGGACGAATCGTTCAGACAATGATAAGACTAGCTAGGACTTTTGTTACGCGTTGCTCAGAATGTCACGCATGTGAGAGGTAGTCTGTGCGTTAAGTTCACGCTCAACTTTCCCACTGGCATCAGCTTGCTGTTTGAAATTCCATTCAGCAAGTCTTTGCATTCTTTGCTCAACAGCAGTTTGAACACGATAGTCATGTATCTTCGTATCTTTTAGTCCAAAGCTGTTATCCAAGGCTTCGATTGCTTGGGTAAGCATTCTTGCCTTACGACCAAGGTCAAGCATCTTCTGTTCACGCTCGAGCAACCAATCTGGTATCTCGTCGTCCTTCATAGCCGACATTGACTCTTGATATTCATAGGACACACTACAAAACTCTGACCATGTTCTGGTAGCGAGTTGTAGTACATTCAAACCGGTCGATTGAGGGTCAACGCCCAACAGGACTTGAACACCTTCAACGATACGATTTACCAACATATCCCAATCGACTTGCTGTTCTTCAACAGTCTTCGTCTTACCATTTCCGAGATCAATCTCTGCGAAAAATGGTGCAGTACCGAATTTCTCTTTGAACACAGCCATGACACCTGCTACAACCGTAGGGTTGAAAGTAGGTTTGCCATCGTCAGTCAATCTGAACTTACGGTGCCACCAATCGGGCATTACAATGCTCGCTTTGACAGAACGAGCTTCCACACCTTCGGGGTCGCCGTTCGTGTCAGGAACATACGCACTCTCAGGTGTTTCATTTGTGGGCAATAACTCTTTAGTTTCTTGCTCACTCGGGTCAAAATTACCACTCATATTTTTACTCCTAGTATACTAAGTGATTAATCGAACGCATTTACATACATAAATGCACCTATTCAGCTGGCTCATATGTTTGAGTCAACTTGAATTCTTTCTAACTGCTCGGGTGAATACTTCCTGTAAGGACTTACTACCTTACCGAACAACTCTGGTTCATAAACTACGAACATATTATCTATGACCTTAACGATCGTGCCATAGATACACTGTCCTTTAACCTTTACATCATCTCCAATAGTCATAATTACTCCTAGTACATTTAAAGTTCTTTACCGTACTTATGTACTTTTTGTAGGTTTTATTAGTTTTTAAAGCATTTAATTGCTTTTTCACTTGTTTGTTCATGATTTTCTCCTTTTGCGTCTTTGTATTTCATTGTCACGATAAGCAAGAGCCATTTGCCTATTAATATAGAACATATCTTCTTGCATCATACCGTCAGACAAATCAAAGGCATCAAACGGATTGTGTGACTCAGCAACGCCAACACAACCATGACCGTAAGAGTCAGGGTCTATTGGGCGTTCCAAACGATCAGCCTTATCTGTGACTGTTCTTTTGCTAAATGGATTAATATTGTTCCTTCGACTTTGTTCCATTGAACATCTTTTCGAACAATATTTACGCGTGCGTTGCGAACGAAACTGTTCTCCACATTCGTGACAAGTACGAAGAGTTTTAATTGTTTTATCTTCAAGACGAAGATGGACTAGTACAAAATTAGTCATGATTTACTCCCTGTTAGTATTCGAGCCACTTTCATGACAAAGGATTCTGGTACATCCATTTTCACAGAAAGAGACTCTTGTTCTTCATCGTCAAGAGGCTGAGATGAACGAGGATATGGTGTATCCCACAGTTCATCACGCATTTCTCTTAACGCTTCTTCATTATCAACACAATCGTCACAAACGAAAGCTGTAGCCTCTTCTGTTCCAATTGCACCCACGTAATACCATGTCTCAGTTAGATCATCTACCTGTCCACAGCATTCACATTTACCGTATATTTTCATAATAACTCCTATATATTTACTTTTTATTTATAGAGGGCGAAAAATCTCCGATTTTTTGCCTACATCTGGTACACCCCGGTACACCCTAACGCACTGATTTTATTGAGCTTTCGTAATAGGGTGTACCATCAGCGAAAACTAGCTGGTACACCTGAAAGCCCCGCGTTAGCTACGTTTCGTGGTAGGTGTACCATTTGTACCGGTTAATTAACGAATCTAACCAAGATTCTATAACCACGGTCCACGGTCGATTACTAAAGCTAACGCAAAACCTGTGGTACATTCGGTACACCTAACGGCAAACAGCCACAATCCCAATTAGCATATGGTTTTGTGGTGTACCACTTGTCTTATAAATAGCTGGTACACTGGTGGTACACCCGGTACACCTTGGTTGCACTCATACAGCACAACTGCAACCAACCGCGTACCAGCAGACATCATCATCATACCTGATGATAGTAATCATCTTAACGATGATAGTAGTGGCACTCATATTCTCGGGGTTTTTAAATAGAAGAAGGTCGTACCTAGGGGGAAGATACGACCTTCGTTGGGATTAAGACATTCTATCCATGTATGTTTGGATATATGTCTCATTGACTCGAGCCTGTTCTTCAGGACTGTAATCCTTGGGCTCGACTGGAATGTCTTTCAGAGCTTGTTTTTTCTCCTTTAGCTCTCGGAAGTCTTTCCATTCTTTGAAGTATTCATTCATTTCCCTAAGTGCTACAACTCTTGTGTGGTTGTCTTTCCATTTCTCTGAAAAGTACTTACCAGTTTTTTCAATAGTTTCGCCTGTAACACCTAGCCCATCTATAAATGCGTCTAGCGTTGTGAGACCGACAACCTTGCCAGTCTCAACAACTTTCGCCAAGGAAAGCTTAGCCACTTTGACTAAGCTCTTCTTGTTCAGGGTTAGAAGGAACTTCACTGTCAGCCTGTGCTGGAGTGAAACCATGCTGAGAAATGGTGTAAGAACCGAAATTCTCCATCATTTCATTGAGAACAGATATATGAAAAGCAATCTGATGCTTGTTTTGATAAACATCTCTTGTGATTGCATTACCGTTCTTATCCTTGGATACATAAGTACGCATGGGAAGAACAACTTCTTCATATCTAACACTTCCATCAGGATTAACAATCCTTTTGGAAACCTTACGAGATTGAATCTCGTAGTATTCAGACTCAGTACCGTCAGCCTTTTTCGCTGTCTTAACTTCAGCCTTGAACATAAAGTCAACTAATTGTCTAATCAATTGATTTACCTCCATTATATTTATTACTGAGAAGGAACCCGTTCCCTTCTCTTACTTTTTATTTATAGAGGGAAAAAAATCTACGATTTTTTTCCAGAGCGAAGCTCCTTAAGATGTCTCGCTACGAGCGACGGGCTACGATTTGGCTAGGGGGTAAATCGATACAAGGTTCCAGCATGCAATAATCTGAAACAAGGTTCCATAGTGAAAACCGTGTGACGGGCGTGCTAATGATGATAGTTAAGGCATTGCGTGAGCAATAAAATAAAAAAATTTTACTAAAAAAATTTTCTAGCAAAAATTTATGGTACAGTGAGCAAGCATGAGTACGAGGAAATGTACTTCTTGCAAAAAGGAGTTACCTTTAGAAGAATTTGTGGCTAAAAATGACCGCGGTACAGTTCATTCTAAAAAATGTAAACCTTGCACTTATGCAGTAAGACAAAAGAATGCTAGCGCAACACCGCAGAACTATTTGACCCGTTTATTTGGTCAACTTAAACACGCAAGGACTAAAAAAGAAAAATCAAAAGTTAAATGGGAGATTGAATTAGAACATGTTTTGGAGTTGTGGGATCAACAAAAAGGTAAATGTGCATTGACTGGTTTGTTTATGACATATCATAAAGATGGCAGTGGTAGGAGAGATTTGAATGCTTCTATTGACCGAATAGACCCAGATGTTGATTATTTAGCACATAATATCCAACTAGTTTGTGCCCGAGCTAACGCTATGAAACATATATTAAAAGAAGATGAGCTTTATTGGTGGGCTAAAAATATAGTAGAATCCAAAGAAAATGACTGATAAAG